TCAGTGCGCCCTTAGCTCAGTTGGATAGAGCAACGGCCTTCTAAGCCGTAGGTCGTAGGTTCGAATCCTACAGGGCGTGCCATTCTCACTTCTACTAACGTCTCTCAAAGTCTACTTAACCCAGTAATACCAAGCCATTCAGCTAAATTCCGCTCTCCCTACGTCTACTAAATTATATTGAAATCTACACCAATGTGGGGGTACATTCGGGGGTATATGCAGGTTCAATGAAAAGAGATACCCCCAATGAAGTTAACGGCACGCCAGATAAGCGCAGCTAAGCCTCAGGACAAGCCCTACAAACTGGCGGATGGCGGTGGCCTGTACCTGCTAGTTAACCCGAATGGTTCCAGATACTGGCGTCTGAAGTACCGCCTGGCAGGAAAAGAAAAGCTCCTGTCTATTGGCGTTTTCCCTAATGTAACCCTCGCTGAGGCGAGAGATAAGCGAAATGAAGCCAAGCGATTACTCGCTAATGGTGAAGATCCGTCTGAGGTTAAGCAGGCGGAGAAGCAAGCCAGAATACTCGCGGTGAATAACAGTTTTGAGTCTCTTGCACTTGAATGGCATGAACATAAGAAACCGAATTGGTCTTCCGGTTATGCTGACGACATTCTCGAATATCTGCGAAAAGATATTTTCCCTTATATCGGTAGAAAGGCGATAACCGATATTAAACCCATGGACATGCTTTCTGTTCTAAAGAAGATGGAGGAACGCGGTGTCCTGGATAAGCTCAAGAAAACGAGACAGGCTTGCCGCCAGATATTCACTTATGCTGTCATCACCGGAAGGGCCGAGTACAATCCAGTTACGGATTTGGCAGGTGCTCTGAAATCACCTAGGCAGCAACATTTCCCTCATCTCTCACCAGCTCAACTTGGTCCTTTCAGAAAAGCTGTCGACGCATATAGCGGTAGTAAAATTACCCGTATCGCGACATTACTTCTCATGTACCTTAGTGTCCGAACCATCGAACTTCGTGCTGCTGAGTGGCATGAATTTGATTTGAGCAAAGATCTCTGGCTAATCCCAAAAGAGCGCATGAAGATGCGCCGACCACACCTCGTTCCTATTCCCAAACAAGCCAAGGAGTTGTTGCTCGAACTCAAAGAGATTACCGGTAGAGGAAAGTATGTTTTCCCGGGGCGTAATGACGCAGGGAAGCCGATGAGCGAAGCCAGCATTAACCAGGTGATTAAACGTATCGGCTATGCCGGTCAAGCCACTGGCCATGGCTTCAGGCACACCATGAGCACTGTGTTGCATGAACAGGGATTCAATTCTGCCTGGATAGAGGCGCAACTGGCACATTCTGACAGAAACACGATACGTGGTACTTACAACCATGCTCAGTACATCGATGGGCGGCGCGAGATGCTGCAGTGGTATGCAGACTATCTGGATGAGTTGGTGCATTAAGCGTTAGAAGGTTACTAAGCTGTAATAAATTGGTTTATTGACTGTAACAATGCAAGAACTGCCATTGAATGCCATGATTTGAATTTACTGTCTATGTATACAGTGATTTCTGGACATGTTTACCATAGTAGACGATAATATATCTAAACTAAATGGCAGCCTCTAGTTTATTTTATGAAAAGAACATTACTCTAATGGGTGATATAGTTGCTAAAATTAGAGGCTCTGAGGGGTATTAATGGTGAATGCTGATTCTCTAAAAAAGTGTTTTGAAATTATAAAAAAAATTGATGGAAGTAACCCTTTATGGATTCCATCTTATACCGAAGCGAAAAACCTAAGCTTTATATCTGATAAATATGACTTTCGACGTTGGGTTGATGAAAGGAATAAAACAGATGCTATTTATAATAATATTAAGAGATATGAGGATTTTGACGAGTTGCTAAGCCATCTTGAGCAAAAAAATGAAACTATTTGCTCAAATGAAGAAATCACTTTTTGTAATGACATCTTATCAAAAATATTTAATGACAGATATATCGCAAGAGCGTTGTTAGATGGAGGAGTGGTTATACTTCCAGTTATTGATCCCAATAAGTATGCAAAGTTTAAAGCTTTGAATAGAGTCATATCTGGGGTGCATACAGCCGATATGTTTGTATATTGGCAGCAGATTAATGACTTCACTGATAGTGAACGAGAGTTATTCAATGGAAGACCATACAAGTTTCATAAAAGATTGGTATATATTATGTATGGTTATGCATCAGGAGAAATAAGACAAGCTTATGCAGATGGAATTGAAACACTAGATAAGTATAAACAACTTTTAAAAGAAGTTTGCGAACTCGAAAAAAATAGATTGTTTAGTTACTTACCTGAGTGGCATGGAAGGGTCTTTCACGGTGAAGACGATATCCTGATGAGTGTTCTTGCTGAAATAGATAAAGCAAGAGCAGGGATAATTTCCACCAGAAATGATAATTCTCTTGCTGAAAGAGCTTTCGTTACTGAATTACTTAAACTTTTTTATACATATGGTGGTTCTAATCCTGCATCGGCCGTTTATAGATTTACTCGATCAAACTTCATGCAGAATGATATTGAAAGAAAAACAATTCAAAGATGTTGGGATTCGTTATCCTTATCTATGGACAAAAACAGATGATTATTGCTCGTTTTTGTCCTGACGTAATATAGATTGGTTAGCGTTTTTTTGTCTGGTCAAAGCAAGGTGTTTATGAAACTGTTTTGGTATTTCAAATGACTTTCAACCACCTTAGTATTCCTCTGTGTACTACATTGGAATACTAAGAGGTTATCATGTCTCAATCTTTAATTCGGCTTTCTGAAGTCCTGCGTAAAATTCAATTAAGTAAAGCATGGGTCTATAAGCTTATATCTCAAGGGAAGTTCCCAAAGCCCGTCAAAATCGGCTCCCGTGCCATCGCCTTCGTCGAAAGTGAAGTTGATGACTGGATTAACCAGCGCATCGAAGAATCACGCAAGGAGGTCGTCTGAATAAGATCCCCCTATGTGCATTTGTTGCGTGTCGTTGCATTAGCATCTGGTTAAGATCTGATTGTCGCGACAGCTATCAGCTTATTAAAGACAGGTAAATCATCATGACTAAATTTTATGCCCCTATTGGGGAGGACCTCTCTCAACCTAAAATCGGCCTGCACGGCATTTCTACGCCAACCATGAGTAGTCTGGAAATGGTCGATTACATCAATGCCGAGCGTAAAGCGAAAGCCGAAGCAGAAGGATTAACTTTCCCATGCAAGCGCTATACGAAAATTCTACACAAACACATCCTTGCCAAGTCGCCGAAGGTTTTGGGTGAGGGACACTCAGCCAAATTTTTGGCTCAGTATAGTGATAGCACTGGGCGTGAGCTTCCCTGCTACCAGTACCCTAAGCGCGAAGCTTGTCTGATGGCGATGAGCTATAGCTATGAGCTGCAGGCCAAGGTTTACGACTACATGGAAGAATTGGATCGCCAGGCTCATGGCTACCTCAACTACTCAGTACAGGAACTGCAGGATATTGTTGCTGGCGCTCGTAAAGCATCAGACGAAGACTCATGTGACGCTGGCCGCCGTTTGCGTAAACGTCAGGACGATCTGGTACTTCTCGAGAAAGCGGAATCGCTGGTTGAAAGCCTCAGTCAGTTGAAGCTCGATTTTATCGGTAGCGAACGTGATAAGGAGATTCATTAATGTGTGATGAGCAAAAACTTAATCCTGTTAATGAGCTTGAGAGAATCAGGGCATTTGCAGTTGCTGCCGGCTATTTATCCACTACAGGGAAAGAGGCAACGCTGTTGTATGAACTTGTAGATTTAGTGGGGGAAATCGCCCGCAAAGCACTCGAGCATGAAGGCGTATTATAGGTTTCGTTACTATGGGTGGCTTACGCCACCCCATATTTTCATTCGTTCGCCTTCCTTCCCGTTAAAGTTTCTATGTTTCTCCACTCGCCAAACATCTCAGAGGCCCTCCGGCGTATAAATCGCTTTGTCGTGGCTGTACTCGCCGTTCCAGGTCTTTTTCATCGGCAGTTCACCTTTCATATACAACTGGTATAGGCGATGACAGCCTTTCTCCAGAAGCACGGGTGTAAACTTTGTGAAAGCATCCTTACCGTGCGGGGTTATCTGCGTCTGGTCTTCTGTTAGATATTTGTCGCGGGCATATGAGGCGACACGCCAGCGAGGATCTTTCTCAGGATCACGTTGCTCGTTGAACACCCAGTCACGCTCGAATACCCACCACATCATTTTGTTGATATTGACGCCATTAAGAGCCTTACAGAATGCCGGGATCGTCATGCCTTTGGTGAAGTGTTTCTCCAGACTCTCAACGGTGGCGCTGAGCGTTTTATTTTCCAGCGCAGCGGCTTCGGCTCGTTCTTCGGCCTCAATAACCATCAGCGCCAGCTCTTTACGGCTGACTGGCAGGGCAATTGCGTCACGCTGTGTGAAGTAAAACTCCACCAGGTCTTCGTGATATCCCCACGCCCGATCGGTATCGACGACTTTTGACATGCGAGCCGCGCCGCGTTCTGTCCAGAGAATTAGCTGGCTTGTATGTTTATTAACCAAGTAACTCATGGTTACTAGGTTCTTAAATTCCCTTAATTCTGAACCGGTTAGGAGAAAGTAGTGTTTACCATCCTCAAAACGCTCCAGGTTTCGAGACAGGTTATTACGGATGTTCACCTCATCCGTACCATACCCCGCCGCCAACTGTTCAGTGGTTACCACGCGCTGACCGCGATACTCGATGATCTGCAAGTCGCGAGCTGCTACTGGTGCTAATTCAGTTTTCATTGCCATGTTACTTATCCTTCTTCAATTCGATCCCGATGTGTTTTGCGTAACGGCGCATACTGCGATTCAGTGGCATCAGTACGTTGCCGTCCCCGGTACTGAACTGCGATACAAACTGCTCACATTGCGCATTTTCGCGAACTGGCTCCCGTGTCAGCCGGTGCCCTTGCGCCAGCGTCAGCCCACATAGCCCTTGTCGAGTTTTGCTGCTACGTCTCTTTGCCATCAGCGCACCCACTCTGGTTTGCTGGCCTGCAGCTCTGCCTGCTCTTTCACATATCGGTCGTGCATGGAGTCCCACTTCGCCAGCCACTTTTGTGCTTCGCGTTTACGCGCCAGGATGCGACGCAGACGGCGAATACAACGCTGGTGGGCCATGAAATACTCATGGGTTACGCCGCCCCGCTGCCAACAGTTAAGTTCTGGCTTAAGAGGATGGACTGCCTGCACATCCGGGTGACGCTGCTCAAATCCGGAGCGCTCAAATGCTTCTGAAGTCATGAAGAACGCCAGATACCGGATCGCCGTGTCTCGGGAGAAGCATTTTTTAATGCGTCCGTGGCGTACTGCCACGAACAGCGGGCCAACTGGCGTATCGTGTTTCTGTAATGCCAGGTCAATCGTGCTGGCGGTGCGGTTATCGAACATAATTAATTTTCCTCACTTACATGCTTCTTTTTCACGTAATCAACAACCTCGCTCAGAAGTTCGTCGATAATTAATTTCCCTGAATCTGTCAGATATTCGGTGTGTTTATTAATTCCTATGGCATTTTGATATGCGGTTCTGATAGTTGCGTCACCCTCATATCTGCTAAGCCCACCGCGTGTTAATCCTTCAAAGCGTAATAACAGCTGATTCATGAAGTGCTCATTTACTTCTACGGTTTCAATTTTGTTTTCGGGCAGTTTTATAATCAGTAGGTTTCCACCAGTCTTACGTTTGAGTCGCGCCAATGCCGCGTTAGCAATTCGGCGCCGGTAGGTATCGATAATATTCATAGTTAGTACCCATAAGCTTTCTTGAGATAAAGGCGAGCGATTGCCTCGTAACCACTGGCTGCATAAAGACAGGCCGCTCTGTATGCTGATTGGTCTTTTATGAAAGTCATACAAAGTGCCTCACAGCCAAAGAAGCGACTACCCGACCGTAAATTTTGAGCTCTTTCAGTTCATCGATGTTGAGGGTGAAGGTTTCGTAATGTTGATTATCAGAAATAATTTTCAACGCACCTCCAGCCAATGGCTCTATTCTCTTAATGAACAGACATGGGCGACCGAAAACATCCATCGTATAAACATAAATGCCAGGAGTGAGCGCACGGCCACCGCAATCAACGAAAGCCACTACCTCACAGGGTTCGATGGTTGGTTGCATTGAGTCACCTTCCATCCTGCAGCTCTGTACGCGGTTACCAAAGTCATTAATATTGTCAGAGCCAAACAGCATTTTAGGCATTTTTATTGGTTGATTAATTGCGAGAGAATTTTGCATTTCATTTCCTCAGGGTGAGTTTGTTCCCACCCGGAAAGGTGTTGTTTATATTAAGTTGAGTTAATTAATATGTTGCTTGTTTGGCTTCGAACATTTTCCTAATGTCAGGGTAAGCATCAATGATTTTTTTAGCATCATCACATGCTTCATCGTATGACTTAAAGAAATCGACCAGGACGAAATAATTATCGATACGCTCGTAAATAGCGAACTCCACTCCATCAATGAAAGTGGTGTTAAATTGGTAATTAAAACCATCTTGGTGAGGCTGTGAGGCGTAAAGATATGACCAATGGCTCTTTGATGATCTAAGCTTGGCGTGAATATCAAATGTCTGGTTAGTTGGTTTGGGTAGGGAGTTTGTGTTCATCTCATTGGCTCCGTTGTTTGCCGATGAGATGATAATAGACAATGCTATTAATTGGATCAATAGATTTATCTATTAAATTTGCTATTGAAATGAAGTGGTATCGTAATTATATGAATTTAATAATAAAAAAGCCGCTTGCGCGGCGTTTTTTATGGATTTGGACTTACAACAGGACTGAGTACCAGAATACTCGTCCGAGAATTTCGAGATCTTGCAAAGATTTCTCCTCGGCAGGAAACTCTGCGCTGTTATAGCTTCTTATGCTGACTGTATCAGGACCAGTACGGTAGAGAAGTTTGATTCTTTTCCACCCATTTTCATTTATGGCATAGATCTTACCATCAACGATTTTTTTATCTTCTAAGTTGACTGCAACGGTAGTTCCATCAGGCATGGCTGGTTCCATGCTGCCGCCTCTAATCGGAAAGCACACTACATTGCTACCACTTGGGTTGGCGCCTACTCTCTGAAGGGTGGATTTCGAGAACCTAATCTTATGGCCACCAACGCCATCTTTCATAAGGTGATCATCTGAACCTGCAAACTCAATATCCTTCAGAAGCAACACATCAACTTCGTCTTCACTGGCTGACGCGTTGTCACTTACATTGTCCCCGAGATGGTTTTCATTTTTTTTATTCTCAGGTTTATTTGAATAATCATCAGCAGTCATTGGCTCTTCACCGCTTACAAGCCACTCTGGCCTAACGTTTAGGGCCTTCGCTATGTCAAGTATCTTGGATGAACCATTCGCCCTCCCAGTGGCTATTCGCCAGATAGTAGGCTGAGCCATTCCTGCTTGCTTAGCCAGCATACCTTGGCTCATACCTGCTTGAGACATTGCGTAATTGAGTCTTTCGCCCAACGTAAGTAATTCGTTTTTCTTCATCTCATAGTCTCCTCTATTGCATTTTATGTCCAAATGATAAGTATGTCTATTGCTCATGTTAATAGCTATTGCTATCATTGATTAATAGCAATTACGAGAGGACATCTAAATGACTAAAACGGCAGTAGAGAAAGCTATCGATATAGCTGGCGGTGTTCACGCATTAGCGAGAGCGGTTGGTGTTAAACAGCCATCCGTTTCCTATTGGAAAAAAGTTGGTAGGGTCGGCACCGATTATGTTCTTGACGTAGCAGAAGTGACAGGGATTCCAGCACATGAGCTGAGACCAGATAAACCAAGACTTTTTCCCGTTCCGCACATCAAGGATAGCAAGTGATGTATCGAGAACCTGCAACTGTTAACAGCAATTTGGGAGGGTAATGCAGTGAGTCAATTCTTACAGCTCGTTGATCGTCCTATTGCTTTTCAGCGGTCCTTTGTGCGTTTGGGGGTTGGTATAACCGGGGCTTTGCTCCTGTCCCAGATTGTTTATTGGCAAAACCGTATGGAAGGGCAATGGTTTTATAAAACCCAGGCTGATCTCGAGGAAGAGACAGGGCTTACCCGTTACGAGCAGGAAGGCGCTCGTAAAAAACTGGTTTCTTGTGGCGTTCTGGAAGAAGCGAAGCGCGGCATCCCTGCGAAATTATATTTCAGAGTAAATCCGGAGCGTTTGGAAGAGCTTCTCGTCGGTGAAAACCAGCATGCAGGTGTGGGGAAAAACAAGAACCAAGGATGCGGAAATTCCGCAAGCAGTGATGTGGAAAACCAGCATGCAGGTGTGTGGAAAAACAACGAGCAGTTACGTGGAAATTCCGCATCCATTCATACAGTAGATTACCAGGAGACTACACAGAAGATTAATACAGAGAATAAACCTCTTGGTGCATCGGCTGAAGCCGACACACCGAAAATGAAATCTTCAACTGATTATTCTCCTGCATTCGAAGAAGCCTGGCGGGCATACCCTAAACGTAGCGGTGGAAATAACAAGCTAAGCGCATTCAAAGCTTGGAACGCACGTATTAAGCAGGGCGTTCAACCAGAGACGATGTTGGCTGGTGTCAAACGCTATGCATCCTTCATGGCTTCTGAAGGAAAGATCGGTACCTCATTTGTTAAGCAGGCTGCGACGTTCTTCGGACCGGACAGGCATTTCGATGAAGCATGGTTGGTAGAGACTCCAGCTGTCAAAGCCCCTACTCGACAAGAGCAGTCTCGTTACGAGTGGTACGCAAAGTCTGATGACGGCTCTGCCGAGGTGTTTATCAATCAGTCAGCGATCGATCGCATGAACCGTGGCGGGTATCGCCCATGAAGTTACTCCTCAAGCGTGTGCTGGTGGCCGGATATAACCACGGCGTTCTGCGCGAGGGATTCGTGACGTGGTGCTTTATCAATTTTGATTTACGGAGTGTCTGATGACCCCTGCTGAACTATCAGAAAAACTATGGGATAACGCCGAGCGCGTTGCTAAATTTCTCCTTCCGAAAGGACATCTGGAGGGGAAAGAGTGGTGTGCCGGCAATACTAACGGTGACTCAGGCAAAAGCCTCAAGGTTAATATTGGTGGTAAAAAGTCATGGGCTGATTTCGCCAGCGGAGACAGTGGTGACCTGCTGGATCTCTGGGTGCTGGTGCGTAATTGCCAACTGCATGACGCTATGCGAGAAGCAAAAGAGTTTCTTGGCCTTAAAGATGACGATCACCACTTTGAAGCGAAGAAAAAAACGTTCTCGCGTCCGACGAGGAAGGGCGTTAAATCGGCCAGCAAATGCTACGACTACCTTGCTTCGCGGGGCATTACCCGCGAAACGGCAGATCGTTTTAAAGTGACAGACGCGGTGGTCTGGTACCACGAAGAAAACCGCGAGGTGCCTGCTGTAGCATTCCCGTACATTCGGAACGGTGAACTGCTGCAGGTAAAACGTATTGGTACCGAACGGCCAAACGGCAAAAAGCTGATCATGGCTGAAGCTGATTGTGAACCATGTCTGTTTGGCTGGCAGGCTCTGGATAAAAACACCCGCCTGGTAGTGCTGTGTGAGGGTGAGATTGACTGCATGACCTTCACGCAGCTTGGCTATGATGCCCTGTCTGTTCCTTTTGGCGGCGGTAAGGGGGCCAAACAGCAGTGGATTGAATACGAGTATCACAACCTCGATCGCTTCCAAGAAATCTGGCTGTGCCTGGACAACGACGATGTAGGCCGTGAAGCTGCAAAAGAAATCGCCAGACGTCTAGGTGAACATCGTTGCCGCATGGTTGAACTTCCGCACAAAGATATCAACGATTGCCTAATGAACGGCATGGACAGCGAATCCATTCTGGAATACATGGAGCGCGCTAAATTCTTCGATCCCGATGAGCTTTGCTCGGCAGGGGATTTACTCCAGGAAACTATAGAGGCATTCGAACATCGTGATACCGGTCTGTTTACAAGTCCATGGACATCGCTGAATAACAACTTCAAGTTCCGTGCTGGTGAGCTGACCCTCGTCAATGGCGTGAATGGGCATGGCAAAACAGAGCTCGTTGGACATATTGCGATTGATGCGATGAGTCAGGGCGTCAGGACCTGTATTGCTTCTCTGGAGCTTAAACCAGGCAAAATGCTTGCCCGACTCACGCGGCAAACCATCTGCACCTCCTCACCGAAGCGTGAAGAAATCATTATGACCAACGAATGGTTTTCTGACCGTCTTTGGGTATTCAAACTCACTGGAACGGCCAAAGCCGACCGGCTTCTTGAGATTTTTGCCTATGCCCGGCGTCGCTATGGCATTGAGCTGTTCGTCATAGATAACCTGGCAAAATGCGGACTGGACGAAGAAGACTACACAGGTCAGAAGGACTTCATCGATACGCTTTGCGACTTCAAGAACGAGCATAACTGTCACGTCCTGCTGGTTACTCATGCCAGGAAAACAAACGACTCCGCTCCAACCGGAAAGATGGACGTAAAAGGCACCGGTGCGTTAACGGATATGCCCGACAACGTGATGGCCGTCTGGCGCAACATTCCACGCGAGCTGGCGCAGAGAAAAGCGGACCGTATGGGTTATGAGAGCCTCGATAAAGACGAACAAGCCGCAATCAATCTTCCCGCCTCAATGATTCGTTTGTTGAAGCAACGAGAAGGGGAAGGGTGGATCGGTGACATCGGAGCTAATTTCGACCCTCGCTCTCACCAATTCCTGGAAGGCGAGAAAAAACCATTTAACTACTTGGTCGGTAAGCCGCAAAGCGAGCTTGATCTCGAGTGGGAAGCCAGCAACGTGACGAGGGTTTGAGGTATGGAACAGGAAACATTGCTAAAAAAATCTAGCCCTCAGGGGACACTCATCAGCGAAAAAGAACAAGTGAAGGAAAAAATAATGCGTGATATGTACGACGTAATGGATCGCTGGGGAGCCTGGGCCGCTGCTGATAGTAGCGGGGTAGACTGGCAACCAATCGCAGCCGGATTCAAAGGACTTTTGCCACACGGTAAGAAATCACGCCTTCAGTGCGATGATGATGAAGGGATTATGATTGACGGTTGTGTGGCGCGTTTGAGGAAGTATAAGCCAGAAGAGTATGAGCTTATTATCGCCCATTTTGTGATTGGAATTTCACTGAGAACGATAGCCAAAAAGCGGAAGTGTTCTGATGGGACGATAAGGAAGGAGTTGCAGACTGCAATGGGATTTATTGATGGATGTCTGTGGATGTTAGATAATTAAATATAAGCGTAAGAGAAGCCAGTCGAAAGATTGGCTTTCTAGCGAGAAATACTTTTTCCTAAATCGCTTAGTACCAACTCCAATCCACTAATATTACCCGGAAGAGGCCATTTTGAAAGTATTTCCCCTGAATCCACCTGGCTTGCTAACCAGTACACAAATAATATGCATGATTGAGTGAATAACGGATTGAATTCAACTCTGCTAATTATCCTTGCTGGGATGTATTTTTTCTCACTGATAAGTGAGTGAATTTTATTTGGCAGGTTTTTATCGATGTGTTCTTTAAATGTATCAATAACGGAGAAGTTCACGTGTATATCATCTTCAATGTATTCTTTCCCGATTTTGTCTGCATAGTATTTTGAAAGGAAATCTAAAATTTCGTTTCTTTCTTTACTATTATCGGCCAATATTTCCATTGTTTTGCAAAACAGATCGTCCGTTGTTTCCATTAAGGCCATACTACGAGCTATTTGTCTTTCGGCCGATTTTGGGACGTCACTTGAGGGCTTATAGACGCTGTCATGGACTAATTCAGCATAGGCGTGCTGAAGCAAAGTTCTAACCTGAACTTCGCAGCACATTTCAGGTGTTATATTTTCACCGCAGTAATCGAATTGAGTTTTTGGCCTCACTTCATAATGTCGTGATTGATAGTCGAAAATTTTGGGGTTAACATCAATTTCTGATTCATAGTCTTTAGAAACTGTTGAGTCCCATTTTTCACAATTTTCAATTATGCTACTGATGGTTTTTATTTCAGTGGAGAGCAGAACCACGAAACGTACACCAATCAAATCAGTCATTTGCACTACTGGATTATCATAGCCTTTACGACTAACCTTCCCCAATGCTGAGGCGATAGTTTTGAATCTTGGTTCTGAGTGGATTTTTAGAAATAGCGCTGCTTTTTCATCCCCTAAGGAGTTACGAAGAGCGCTGTTAATTTCTTCAGATACAAACTTACCCCAGGCTTCGTAAGCAGCCCGATGGGTTTGTAAAAATTCACGGAACTCATTGATATCCATTATTGTTGACTTCTAAGTCGCCCATTTATTTTCAGAAGTGTAGACTCATTATCATCTGAGGGGATGATTTCCACAAGATTTTTTAATTGATCTGGTGGAACCGAAACCCAAACATCGTTTGAGAATACAAGCTTGCTTCTTATTTTAAGTTTGGATTCAATATAGCCATTATCTTTTGTTACAGCTGCTGCAGGGAAATTTTTCGTTTTCATGAATTCTAAATACTCCCTTTGCATTTCTTCAGGGAGATTAGTTTCAGCAAAATCTGCAGTGCTTAATGTACTTTTTCTCGAGCGCATTTCACTTCTTAGTGCCTCATGCAGCGCAAGCTTATTGCTTTCCTCTATTTGTGATGTGTTAATAAAGTCTCTGGTGTTTTCAAAAAAATCTTGAGTAAGCTTTTTTGAAGACTTACTAATATCCATGTCAAGAAATCGAGAGTAGAAATATCCTGCAGCGTTTTTTGTTTCAGTAGATGTCATTAAATGGTCAAACAAAAATGCACGATAAGAAGAACTGTTATAATTACCATCAGCATCTGGAGGGAGTGCAATAGTTTGGACTAAAAAACCAATCTTATAAAATCGTTGGGCTGGAGTTAAAAGAAGTTCGGCGATAAACTCCATTGTCACTTGTTCATCATCTTCAATAGTTCTAAAACCGTTCTGTGTTTCAGCTTTTATAACCGCAAGGAATGGAAGGGAGTCATTTCCAACACGTCCTGACAACACGGCTAATATTCCTCCGGGGGCAGAGCTATTATATTGTGCCTCGCTAAGTTTACTTGCAAGTCGTTCTGTTACTTTTATGAAGTGAGCCGTGTCGTTAGAAAACGTTGAAGCCGAAAGATTTAAAAAACAATCATCACCAACACCACCAATAGACATTTCAATTCCATGAGATTTACTTGCTAAGGCTTCGGTAATTCTTACTTGAAAAGCATCTAATGCGTCTTGTTTAAAAACCATTAAAGATTTACTGGTTTTGGGTGGGGTTAAGGTTTTGCTGGCGCTCTTAGGGAAAACTCTGTGTGCAATAATTCTTTCAATCAGAAGCCCTTCAAAGCTGAAATCCACGCTAGCCATCTCTTTATCCTTACCGGTTATAATGTTAATTACTGCAGCATACGAAATCTCTAACGCGTACGCAAAATCTATTGTAGTCTGTTAAGAGTAGTCACTGTGTCACAAAGCTTAAGTTAATCAGTATTGCTCTGATTTTCTCTTCTCAGTAACAGTCCAGCAGCTGCTGATATTCCGCTCCAGGCAGAAGTTTGCGATCTCGATACCAAATGCTTTTTGCGTTTTTTCAAGATTAGCGCCAGTAACATGACTGCTGTCACCGTTGTTTCGCCAATGGCTGAAGAAAATTTTATCTCCATCATCGTTAAGGTTTGCTGGAGCGTTTAGTGGCGTTTTCGGTTCTTTGGTTGTTGTTATTGTATGTGGAACTGCTTCTGCAAAGTGTCGAAAGAATTTTGCAGTGCTGAAAGGATTTTTAGTGTCGTACTCGATACCTAAAACACGACATAAGTCGTTATATGCCGATTTAGGTTGTAAGAAGGGATCTATTGAATAGCCCGGTTTGACGTTTACCACGAAACAACACTTTTCGCCTATAGCGCCGAAAAGTAGTTTGTATGGGGAGCCATCTGTGAAAAACAGCACATCGAAGGCTACCTGATTATGCCGGTACTGAAACTGAGTCCGAGTAACACCATTTCGTCTCATATCTTTGTGTAGTTCTTTCAACCCTGAAAGCTGCATAGATGTCTCCTATTTCTAATCCATTGTTTAATATGACTTATAGTGCGTACGCATTATGTGATCCGCATCATTTTCAATGAGTATATATTTGGAGAAACGTCTGATTTTTACCATTGAGTTTGCGTGGCTAATTTGGCCTGTGTATCATCTCGCTCCCGGCCCTTTAGCTCAGTTGGTTAGAGCGTGCGACTCATAATCGCCCGGTCGCTGGTTCAAGTCCAGCAAGGGCCACCAGACCGCCACTAGCTCATCGGGAAGAGCGGCAACTAAATGTTGTAGTACGAGGTTCGAGGCCCCGGTGGCGGACCAATGCCGACTTAGCTCAGTAGGTAGAGCAACTGACTTGTAATCAGTAGGTCACCAGTTCGATTCCGGTAGTCGGCACCAAATGCGGGCATCGTATAATGGCTATTACCTCAGCCTTCCAAGCTGATGATGCGGGTTCGATTCCCGCTGCCCGCTCCAGTTAAAGCTTTTCGGTCTGCGATGATGGGTTGCCCGGAGTGACTGAAAAGCTACCCAGTTTTGAATGGGCGCTGCTTTTCGCAAAATTGCTGTGTGAAAATACTGACCCTTGGGTTCAGCGCTCATCCAAAAGCATCTCGTCAAAAATCCAACTAACCGGGGTGGTTTGTTGGATGAGGTGCCTCAAATTCAAATAGCCTCGCTTCGGTGTGGCTTTTCATTTTTGTACAAAAATATGTTCTTATTTGAATATTCACAATTGAGGCTAATGGTTTAAATTCATCGTGTGTGGTGAATCCCCCTAAGCGGCGGGGCTAAACAGCAAGTGTGGTTATGTTCCGTTATGGCAGGCGAGTCACGGTGGCTGACCAACGACTCACCGGGAGGCACCCGGCACCGCACGACCATGTCCCTATCTAATCATCGTGTTTTCAGATGCAGTGATGTGAAATCCCGGTTTGCCTATGAACATCATGTTTGTCTGAATGGGCCCCGCCTTGGGGCTTTTTTTTCGCCCCGCATCTGCCGGGAATTTTTTTGTTTCTGCGCCATAAAGCCCCCGGTGTGCCGGTATGGCTACCGGAGAAATAATGTCCCAACAGGAAAATACCCCGCCACCTAACCAAAAGGGTGGTCTGATTCATTACGCCTGGTCCCTCATCCTGCTTGTGAACAGCTGGAAGCGGCTGGCGATTCTCATTGTGCTGGTAACTTTCTCTATCGTTGCATACCTGTCGTATGAGCATCGGCGGGAACTGGCGTATTCGGCAATGGTCGCCTTCGGCACTCCGCAGATTGACGAAAAAGCTATTAAGCCTGAGATAACAAGCCTTATGGCTGACACAGGTGCCATTGCCGCATCTGTATGGTCACTTAATCTGGAGAAGAATCAGCGACGCGCGCTCTACGTCAGGGAGCGAGAACGAGAGCTTGATAATCTGGTGGGTACGGGTGATTTAATTCTAAGGCCTTACTCTCAGCTAACGATTGAGTTCATAAGTCTCATCGACAACAAAACCAACTGCTGGAAGCACATCTCAACCACTGCCGTTGGAAAGACAGCTCGCGATAGCGGGGTAACATGGGTATGCGCAGCGGCAATTCCTCCTCAGTTTGGCACGATGATCGGAATGCTGGTCATAGGGTTTGCGGAGCGACCGGAAAACGAAGATTACATTAAGCTGCGAATTAAACAGGCGGCTGAAAGGGTAATTAAGTAGCGAGGCAGTCATGGCAGAGATTAAGTGGATAGCAGAAGCCAGAAAGCATATCGGTCTTCGCGAGGTAAAAGGCGGGCAGCACAACCCATTAATTTTGCAGTTCTGGAAGGATATCAAGCGCGGTGGCATCAAAGATGATGAAACGCCGTGGTGTGCAGCATTTGTTGGGGCGATGCTGGAGCGAACAGGCGTTCAGTCCACGCGCTTTGAAAGTGCAAGGTCTTATCTTGACTGGGGGCGGCACCTTGATGCGCCGGCATATGGTTGCGTGGTGGTTTTCACGCGCGACGGTGGCGGGCATGTGGGATTTGTGGTCGGTAAAACGCCATCGGGTGATTTACTGGTGCTCGGTGGAAACCAGGGCGATGCTGTCTGTATCCGCGCCTTTCCGACGTCACGTGTCAGTGGCTATCGATGGCCTGTCACCGAATTCATGGAGTCGCGCCCGCTGCCGGTAATGTCCGTGCAGGGAAGCATATCAGAGGCGTAATTACAGCGCCTTTTAAATGAACACTGCACAACCTACCCAATAGAGCCTCACTTCGGTGGGGCTTTTTTATATCTGAATTTCACCGCGCACCGCAGCGCACTTCAACCACAGAACCGAACCCTTTGAAATGAGCCTTTGAGGATGTCAGTAGCGCTGGCGAGCCTCTGTGGGCTGATTTCCTATGCGGCAAAGGTTCATCTCAAAGTAAGGTACACGCTATGAAATCATTAACCCTCTTCAATCAACCAATCCGTGTCGGGGAAGACGGCATGATCTGCCTCACCGATATGTGGAAAGCCAGTGGTAAAAGTGATGCTGAATCTCCGTACCACTATCTGCGAAACAAGCAGACCAAAGAGTTCCTGGTCGAGCTGGAGAAAAACCACGAATCTGTGGTTTTCACTACCCGCGGCGTACACGGCGGAACCTATGGCGGGAAGTTTGTTGCTTACGATTATGCGGCCTGGTTAAACCCCGGGTTCAAGTACGCGGCATATAAGTTCCTCGATGACTACTTCACCGGAGAGCTTCAGCATCGCAACAGTTTAAGTGCGCAGCTCAACATGAAGTGCCATGAGTTTGACCAGAAGAAGGACATGGCGAGCTTCTGCGGACAAGGACTCGCTGCATGGCGATATACGAAGCCTGTATTGGTCGCTGAGATTAACACCCTGGCTAACCAACTGCAGATTACGATCCCAGGGCTGCCGGGATGAGTAATCGCGTAATCGAGTGCGCCTCCAGAGCGGGGCGCGACTTCTCAGAGTTCATGAAAGGCGAGAAGGGCATGATGGAAGCGCTGGCCTCGGTGGATCAGTTTTGCGAGCAGCTCCGAATCAACGGCTGCGTCAATCATCACTTTGTCAGCTACATGATGCGGAACTCGATCATGCAGGCATTCATGGACATGGCGAACGCCGAGAAGAAAGAAGAGCGCCGCCGTAAGCGAGCGGAAGCGAAGGCAGGGTAGCCAACGCAGAATTGCGTCGGCAAATAGCGGCATTACAGAAGCTCCTTGCGAGGGGCTTCGATAATGATTTATCCAAACAACCGGAGCCCACAATGGCAGACATTACCCAAATGACAGATGCACAGAAATTGAAGCTCGAAGTCTACCGCCTGGTGATGAATGACTCGGCCGCCACCGAAAAGGCCATTGAGTTTATCGCCGGAAACGAGCTGAACTTTGAGCTGTTCAAAGATGCATATGCCAATACAGCCAATGAGCCGACTGCGCTAGCTAAAACTGAAAAGGCGATTCGTGAAGCCAAAGAAGTCCTAGATCTTTTCACTACTGGAGCAAAAATAAATGGCAACTCAAGGCTTCGATAACCCATCCAAATTCCGCGATGAGTGGGATAAACAAACAGAAGGGAAGTAATCATGGCAGCACCAAAGGGCAACCGATTCTGGGAGGCCCGTAGTAGTCATGGGCGAAACCCGAAATTCGAATCGCCTGAGGCGCTGTGGGCTGCATGTTGTGAATACTTCGAATGGGTAGAGGAAAACCCGCTGTATGAAGTGAAGGCGTTTGCATTCCAAGGAGTGGTGACTCAGGAATCACTACCAAAGATTAGAGCCATGACGATCTCAGGTCTATGCATCTTCTTGGATATCACCCGGCAAACGTGGGGAACATTCCGCGCAATGGAAGGCTTTTCTGACATCACCACGCGAGCAGAAGAGATTATCTACGACCAGAAATTCTCTGGCGCAGCAGCTGACCTGCTGAACGCCAACATCATTGCCCGTGACCTGGGCCTCAAAGAGCAGTCGCAAGTTGAAGACGTGACACCTGATAAGGGAGATCGCGATAAGCGCCGCTCTCGTATTCAGGAGTTACTCAACCGTGGAAAGCGAAGCGATTCTTGATGATCTGACGGAAGACGAGCAAATAGAGCTGCTTGAGCTGCTGGAAGAAGAAGAACGGTACCGGGAAACGCACCTGCTGTATGAGTTCTCACCATACGGAAAGCAGCGTGAATTCATCGAGGCTGGTTCTGAATATCCAGAGCGTTGCTTCATGGCTGGCAACCAGCTGGGTAAGTCATACACTGGTGGCGCAGAGGTGGCATTCCACCTAACAGGACGCTACCCCGGCACGAAAGGTTATCCGACTGATGGCGCATATGGAGAAGCGTGGGGTGGAAAACGTTTCTATGAGCCTGTCGTGTTCTGGGTTGGTGGCGAGACTAATGAAACGGTAACTAAGACGACACAGCGAATCCTGTGCGGTCGTATTGAAGAGAATGATGAGCCTGGCTACGGTTCAATACCGAAAGAGGACATCATCAGCTGGAAGAAGTCTCCTTTCTTCCCGAATCTTGTAGACCATCTGCTGGTTAAACACCACAACTCTGACGGCGTCGAAGACGGCATATCTATCTGCTACTTCAAGCCGTATTCACAGGGGCGAGCCCGCTGGCAGGGTGACACAATTCATGGCGTCTGGTTCGACGAAGAACCACCATATAGCATTTACGGCGAAGGCCTGACGCGTACCAACAAATACGGCCAATTCTCAATGCTGACGTTCACCCCTCTGATGGGTATGTCAGACGTTGTAACCAAGTTCATCAAGAACCCAAGTAAGGCACAGAAGGTTGTCACCATGACAATCTACGACGCTGACCACTATAGCGATGAGCAGAAAGAGCAGATCGTCGCATCGTACCCAGAGCATGAACGTGAAGTGTTACCAACGGTGCGAAAGTGA